TAATATCACACTCACAATTGCAGACATTAAACTTTTTAACATTTTTTCGATAAAATTAATCTTTACGTTTAATTTATCTGTTTCATTAGCATTACTAGCTGAATCATTGGCTAAATCATCTAAACCGTTTCTAACGATAGTGGTAATAGCTTCAATCAATTGACTTGTGCTTTCTTGATTTGATAATGGTGCTAATTGGGCGTTTAGACTACTTAAAGTATCAAATGAAACTGAAGAATCCAAATCACCACAAGTGGTTACTATAGTTTTACCTTTTCTTCTATCTTCAGCTCTAGAATCAATTGAATTTAATTCTTCATTGGTAAAAATAAAATAGCTATCATCAATAACCATATTATCATCAGTATTGATGATTCTATCGATTATATCTTGAATTTTTATTTCATTTTTTATTTGTTTTTTATCTTTATTTATACTTAAACTAACGGTGCCAAAAACAGATTCAATTATATTATTGATTAATTTAGCTGAATCAAAAAGTTTGATGCTATCAATATAATCATTATTTAAATCTGGTAATTTTTTACCGTTTGCACTATTAGCATAATAAGCACTAGGTTTTATATTAAGTGTATTGTTTGGTAATTCTGGACCTACACCTTCCTCATTAAACGTAATTTGTAGGATGTCATTACCTGTTGTTACAGCTCCCCAAGAATCTGTAGTATTACCTTGTATTGTATTGTATAAGAATGTGTTGAAATCTGTGCTATCTGATAACCCATTTGGGTCATTGTATAGTAATTGCCCAGCGGAACTAAACGGACTAGTTTTAAACATACCTAATAGGTCTATTTTACTAAGTTCTACATCTATTCCATTGTCAATGAATGATTGTGGTATTTTTGGATTCACACTACAACTTACCATGGATTTTAAAGCTTTTTTAATTGCTTGTTTAATATCCAATTCAATTTCATTTAAATTATAAGTTAATACGTCAACCAAAGATTCTTTAAGTGATTCAAACCCAATTAAAGCTTTATGTAAGTCTACTAAAAAATCTAGGCTATTTGTTTTTTGTGAAATTGATGCAATGGAGTTAGTCAATGACTGTTTAGGGTAACCTTCAGCGGAAACCCTTAATGCGGCTATTTGACCGAATACATTAGATTTTTCTCTAGTAACATCCATTATGTGGTTTATTCAGGTTTTTTATTTCTAGCTTCAACTAATTCTCTAACTCTTTGGAAACTATCTTTGTTGACAATTTCTGAATTATTAGAAAATGCGGCTGCAACATTACCACTATGCTTTATAATATCACTTTGTAATTTACCAACATCTAATTTAATCTTAATTGCAGAGTCTTTAAGTTTTAATGCGTCAGTCTTAGCTTTAGCTATTTTAGTCCAATCATCAACATCTTCTGGTGTTGCTGCGGCAGAAACCTCATTAATTACCTTTTGAGCGTCTTGAATTTGGTTACATGCGTTATTATAAACTTCTTGCATCACATTTTGAAGTGAGTCATTATCGTTTATCTCTATTTGTTGTCTTTTACTTCTAGGCATAATAAGTCTTTTTATTATAAATAGATAGTTTTAGGCTTTTATTATAAATAACCTTTATCTATTTTGTCTTCTTTAACTATGTCATATATAGTTTTATACCTACGCATAGCAACCCTAATTTCTTTAGTAACTAAATTAGTGTTTTCTCTTATGGTTGCTAAAATAACGTTTTTATTAAATTTAGAACCACCTTGTAACGATGAAAATAACATTTCCCAATTATTAAGAATGTCAATTAAAGCTTCACCGACCTTTCTTTCATTATCAGTCATTTTCTTTTTACTATCCTTCCCTTCATTCTCAATCTCAGCCCTAATTTCCTCAGAAATAGTATCTATCAAATCTGATAATGTGTAATCAGATTCAGGTAAAGTATAAATGAATTTTTCATCTTGATGAATCGTTGAAATTGAGGTGTCAAAATCTAAGGTCTGATTAATCATTTTTGTATCTTTAATCATCAAACCTAAAATATAATGTTTACATATCGTTCCGTAATAAGAATAAGCTCGTTTACCTATTTCTGGGTCGAACTTATCGGCTTTTAATATAAGGTATGATAAGGTATCACTGTGTAGATTATCAAATGTGTAAGTTTTTCTATATAATTTATAACGTCTAATAATAGATTCAATCATTGTATCGAATGCATCTCTTAGATGTTCATTATATATTTTATTCCTTATTAGAGGGTCTCCCTCATTTAAAAAATCTACTACAGCTTTTTCTTGTTCTTCACCAAAATATAAACCATTTTTTCTTTTACGACCTCTTCTTCGTTTAGCCATGAAATGTTAATCCTTTTTTTCGTAAAGAATTACCCTATCATTGATATGGTAGCATTCTTTTTTTGCTAAAGCTAACCACCATCTGGACTCATCCATAGTTAACTCTTTTTTATAATTGCTAAAAAGGCTTCCCTCTCTATCGTTAACGTGTTTATACGCTAATTTTGGTATTACTTTAATTCTACATGGGTTATAAGTCATTCTTAATAGAAATTCATAAATAAAACTTAATTTAATACTTTCCTTAAGCCCACCATATTCTTCGTAAGCTTCTTTAAGTACTGCCATCCCATCAATATTAAAATTTTGATACCTTAATAATGCTGCATTATCTAATACACCAAGTTCATCCGAAAATTGTGAAGCCCAAACAGCTTCATTCGTAACGTTCAAAAATTGGTCATCAGGGGTAACATCTAATATCATCGGTAAGAAGATATTAACATTAGGGTCATCCTTTCTGTATTTAATTACGTTGTCAACCCAAATTTTAGCTATCTCATCATCTTGTTCAAGAAAAATAAACCATTCAGTTTTAGATTCTTTTACACCTAAATTTAATTGCGCTTGAAAGTTTGTACCACCTTCATTAGCAACAACTCTAAAATTTAATGTTTTTTCAAACTCACCTTTTAATTTTAATGCTAATTTATAGTCATCAGATTCCGCTTTAGCCACCAAAATTAATTCATCTGGTTTTACCTTTTGATTGTTAACGCTAGTTACAGCCCTTCTTAAGAAAGTTTCATCAGCTTCAAATACTGGAATAATTACACTTATTTCGTTTTTTTCTTTCATCTTATTTTTCATTTTTTTCTTCTATTTGTAATAATGTTTCGAATTCAGCTTTTCTGCTAGAAACAAAATTAGTATATAGCTCTTTTATTAATTTAACTTCTTTTTCTTCAGTAAATAAATCTTTAGATTCATTAATTCCGTCAATAAATTCTTGAGGGACTGAATCCTCTAACCAAGCTCTCATAAATTCAGCAATTAAATTTGGTATAGCTAAAATGTCGTTGGTCCAAATACCATTATTTTTCAATTTGATACTATTTGAAGTTGAGTCTTCACTTTCCATCCATTCTGGTACCATATCTGGTATTTTACCAATTACTGGAGTGTTACATTGAATTGATTCCAATGGGAACGTACCGAAACTAGAAATATCATCTACCCATACAGCTAAACAAGATTCACCTAATTGTTCAGCAAATGTTTTTCTAGGTAAACCTCTTAATTCTCTAAATGTAATCCACTTATACATTGGATATTTAAGATAGAATGCTTTAACTATTTTTAAAGCTGATTTTTGGTCTCTAGTTAAGATTGATATAATCGGTTTTTTTAATTTTTCACTAGGTTTAAAATACTCTGGAATAGACGGAGCTACAATATGAGTTTTTATACTAGGAAATAAACTTTTGATATAATCAGCTTGTTTTTTGGAACTTGTTATTACATCTCTAAAACCATAATTTAAATCCCATCTATCACCTATTTTTAATAATTCTAAAATATAGGTATATGATTGAGATAAAACTATTTTTTTACATGGGAATTCTTTTACCTGTTCCATTACGTTGGCAAAAATTTCTGGTATGATTAAATAATCAATTGCAGTTAAATTTAAGTTTTGTTCTTCGATTGATACGTGAGGTAAAGCCGCATAGCTTTCACCTAACCAATCACCAACACCATGGTAATCATTTTTTTCATGTAAGATACTGGCTTTGTAGCCTAAATCATTTAATATTTTTACGTGTTCGTAAATATTGGCAATCCCAGCTGTTGGGTTTCCTTTAGTGTCTAGAGTAAAGAAATAAAAACCAAAATCTTTATTATCTATTTTCTCAATTAACTGTAATACTTTTTCTTGTTTACTTTCCATTTTTTAATTCATTTTTTTTAATATTCCATAAGCTAATAGCGTGTTAAAGGCCAATTTAAACCTAATGCTAGTCTTATCTAAATTATTACGACCTAACATTGGGTCGTCTTCTTTTTCATCTGTCTCATCGCCTAAATCAGTAATGAATTGTCTGATTAACTCAAACTTAACTCCATTAATTTCTTTATGCTTTATATGTTCTTTTGTGGTAAGCCAAATGTCTGTTCCACCATCAGCCCTAATCTTTTCAACCTTTTTTTTAGTTTCAATTACATCTTCTTTATCATCGAAGGCTAAAAAAACATCAAGTTCTTCAAAATCTATATAATATAAATCACCAAATATTTTAATCATTGTTTACTATTGTATTAAACATAACTTCATCTTCAAGGAAGTCTAAAATGCTGTCTAATTCATAATCAGCTTCAACATTTTTATTATAAGACGCATTAATCTTAACTGAAATTTTACCTTCTGGTTTAGCTTCTAATGCGATTGGGTTTGCAGTAACTAAGATGTCAATACCATCCCATTTTTTAGCTGTATCAGTAACAAATTTAATATTATCGCCAGTGAACCCTAATTTAGATAAAAAGAAGAGTGTTGAAGGTCTGCTTTTGTGTGCGTCCCTACTAATGATTACAATCTCATGTTCCTCATAATCATTTATATCAGCTATAAATCTATTTAAAATTGGTCCGATGTTATTATGTAACTGGTCCGCATGCGCATATATTTCCATTGGTGCCTCGCTATAAAGAAATTCATTTAATTTTGTTTCATTTGGAAATTGGAAATATTTTAATAAATCCCATTCCTCAATTACAACATCATCTAAATCTTCATTATAGTATTTACCATAAACATATTTTAGTTGCCCGATGAAGTCTCTTATAACTTCATTTAATGTTATTCCTATTCTCATGTTATTATTTTACTAATTTTTTGTCGAAAGTAAATGGAAAGATAAAATTTATTTATCTTTATCTGGTTTTTTATAGTTTTTAACCATTTTAGTTATTAGTGGGTTCCTAACAATGTCGTTTTCATCGAATTCAAAGAATCCGATTTCTTCAATATTTCTATGTCTATTCATAGCGTCATATAACCCTGTTTTAGTACCATCATCATATCTATCAGATTGGTCCATATCCCCAGAAACAATATATTTTGAGCTATACCCAATTCTAGTTAATAGGCTTTTCATTTGAGATGGTGACATGTTTTGAGCTTCCTCACCAATTAAGATTGAGTTATCTATCGTTTTACCTCTAATAAATCCCAGAGGTTCAACCATTAATTCTTTTGAATCTTCTAATTTTCTTCTAGCATCTTCACCAATTATCTTATCAACAATATCAATTGATGCCGCTAAATATGGTTCTAGTTTTTCTTTTAAATTTCCTGGCAAAAAACCTAAGTTTTCTTCAGCTTCAACAGCTGGTTTAACTATTAAAATTTTATGGAATGAATTATCTGGGTCTTGAAGTAATTCTAAAGCTACCGCAATAGCTACATATGATTTTCCAACACCCGCTGGCCCAGAACAAAGAATAATTTCTTTCTCTTTAATTAAATTTACAAAATCTTTTTGTTTAGTGTTTTTGCACTTTAATCTTACCTTGAGTGGTAAGATTTTATTTACAGACCTTTCCTTTGTGGTTGGTTGTGTTGGTGTACTTGTTGTACCCGCTGTACTTCTTTTACCTTTTGCCATAAAAAAATGTGAGCTTTTTAATAACTCACATTTAATATAATCACAAAAAATAAAAATTAAATAATAAAAGCTATATTTTAGCTTCTTTATTTTCGTAGCGTTTTTCTAATTCAGCTAACTTGTACTTTTCGAAGATGTTATCGCCATTTACAGTGACTTCAGCGATAAATTTAATTACGTAGTGTCCGTTAAATTCTACTATTTTATCGAATTTTTTTATTTGATATTCGAATTCTAATCCATCAGCAGCACCTATTGTTTTTTCAGTGATGAATCCAACTTTATTTATATCTAGTATATCTGAAGCCCTAGG